CTTTTTACCCAACCCATGCAGACTATTCATTTCATTTTCCAAAAAGATTTTATCGGAAAAATACGAAAGACCACGATTAGCTAGAAATGGATTATATTCTCGTTCACACCCAGGATCTTCGTCCATAAGTGGAATTTTTGTCTGATTTATGGAATTTAGGAAGTCAAACGGATTCATTCCTTAAACTCACAGTTCATCATTAGTTCTACCATAAAAGCACACAGATTGATCTCTTGGTCGGCTACAAAAGCGGTCTTGTACTGGTATTCGCCTATAATCACAACCGCCTGAGGAATGCTCTTAGGATCTAAATGCTCGTATAAGCCATCGTAGACCTTCCTGAACACGTCCTGAGGGCTGTTGTCTAGGTTGTTGGCTACCCACTTGCGGATCTCTGTAAAGTTCTTGGTCTTAAGGAACCCCATCAGTTCCTTGATATTAAGTTCCCCAGCGGTACTGAGAATTCCAATATCGATAACACCAGCCGCAGAGTACCGTTGGAGTTCGTTCAGGGTACGACGAAAATCCGGAAAAAATTTAACTACAACTTTGGACAGCACCTTCAGATCGTACTTGATACCTTCCTCGTCTAGGATAGCCTGACAACGGGCCAGAAACTGTTTGGCTAGTTCTGGGCGTTCTTTGGATGGAAAATTAAAGTCAATAACCGTGCAACGAGAGTGGATAGGCTCAATAATACGGTTCTTGTAGTTACATGTCAGGATAAACCGACACGTTTTGGCGAATTCCTCAATAGCTCCACGAAGGGCTGGCTGAATACTCTGGGCGTTGGAGTAGTCAAACTCGTCCAGAATAACAATCTTCTGCTTGGCCCCCTCCGACAGAGATACCGTACTGGCAAACTGTCGGATCTTGGTGCGTAGGGTATCAATATTACCGTCTTCAGAACAGTTGATCAGTATGTAGTCTGCACCTAGTTGGGTACACAGGGCCTTGGCCACTGTGGTCTTGCCCATACCGGGCTTACCTGCTAATAGCAGATTAGGGCACTCTCCGGACTCCACGATAGCGTTAAACGTATCTTTAAGATCTTGAGGAAGCACACAGTGATCAATAATTGCAGGACGATACTTCTCTACGAGAAGTCCGATAGCATCGTTTGCGGTTAGCATATTATCCCTTGTAGGTGCTGCTGGCATCCATTGCCACCCAATACGTTAGCGGACGGCTAGCATGGGTAAACTGACCGATTACACTCTTGGACAGGGCTACGTGATAATCACCGTCCAACATCTTCATATTTTCCATCTTGAAATTAAACGAGAAGTCTGCACCTTCAGGATTATCGCCAACCTCAATAGAAAATACGTTACATGTAGGATCCTTAAGATCACGAACAATTGCCAGAACTACATCATCTCTAGAAACAAATGAAAGATCTGGATTACCCAGAACTGCTGCTGCTCGCTGTAGCTCCTTGAAGTCGTCTGCCGTAAGGTCAAACTCCACCACGGCATCGACCTTCTTGATGCTCTTAGTGGGATACGATAGGAGCTTGGGATCAGAATAGTAATATTTAACTGTAGATCCACGAGCACCAGTAATAGTCATAAACTTATCTCCAAACGCCATCTCTGGATCTTGGAACAGAGAGATCACTCCCAGTAGTTTATTGAGATCCCAGATACCAAACTCTGTATCAAATGTCTCGTCTACTTCTACCTCTGCCATAATATTTTTAGTAGGAGACATGGTTACCAGCTTAGATCCGGGCTTTACGTACAGATTAGAGTTAATACCACTGAAGTTCTTAAGAATGTTCAGGGTGTCCTTAGAAATTGTTGTTGTCGCTTTAGTCATAATATAAAAGTCCTTTACTTGTTAAATCGTTCAAAGTTTTCAAAGTCTTCGCCATCTGATGTATGGCCGTGTCGTAAATCGTTTAGCCATTGCTGTTGATTGGGCTTTCGGCCACGCTTTTTCTTTCGACGGGCTGCAGCCTCTTTTTGTTCACGACGCCAACGCTCATACTCTGATTCAGGTTCTGGGGTATACATCAAAATTCCTCTAGATGTGGCATAAGGCTCTTCAGTTTATGATCAATAAAATACTGAAGCAGCTTATCTCTGCCTTTTCCTTTCTGTGATTCATAGGTTTCTAGAATACGATCTTGTAGATCTGTTGGTACATTACTCATATCAATTAAGGTACTATTCCTAATATATTTAGGGTTTTCATAAAATGAAGAGGATTCTGCATCTGCTTTTAATTGAGCAATTCTCTTTTGAGTTAACGGCGTCTGCCGTTTCCCATCCTGTATAAAAGTGTCATCATCACTAAGAATATTAGGAATACCGTCACTAGAATCGCCTCCTAGAATATGTTCAAAAAGAACTCCACGAGGATCTGAACACATAAGATATTTATCTGTAGTAGGACTGTACTGTTCTACATTAGGAAAAATTTGTAACTGTTGAAAATCCTTATCATTAGACACAATAAGAATCTTTTCATTTTGAGAATATGTCTTGCAAAGAGTGTAGATAATATCGTCTGCTTCAGCACCTTTTAGACGTAGACTGGGATATGGAAATATATCTTTAACCTCTTCACGAATTGTATCTAATACATCAAAGACGGCTTTCCATTCGTCTTTCTTGGCTTCTTGCTGCTTTTTACGATTAGCCTTATAATACGGAAAAATTTCCTTACGCCAATAGTTATTACCGTCATTACAGAGAATCATGTCTCCGTATTGACGGAACTTTGTGCGGTATTTACGATACGTGTTTAGGACAGTGTGGCGAATGTAATCTTCGTTTAGAGGCTCACCGTCTTTAGACGCCTGAAAAATATTAGCCAAAATAATCTGGTTGTTATCAATAAGTAACATACTTTAACTATACCACATATAAAATAAAAGTCAAAACAATTCTACCCATTGTTCAGAATCTGCATCTTTAATGTATTTGTATAATTTTCCGGTATTAGGATTAAACCATTCGTCTCCGGGCACAACTCTGGCAGGGGGAATACTTCCTGAAAAATATGTCACTGTTATTCCTGTTCGTTCTGATGTTAATGGTTCCCAACCAGAATTTTTATGTTCTGGAGAAAGACAAGGAGTGGTTTCTCTTGTAGCAATATAAGCTTCTCCATTTTTATAGACTATAGATCCTTCAGGATATGTTATACACTTTCCATCTGGTCCACCAGCTCTAAATATTATAGGATTAGCCATTAAGAATTTCCTTAAATTCCTCTAGAGTAGTTATCATTTGTTTGATCTTACGCTTACCAAGGAAAGAAAACCCTTCTTTAAGATCCGCATCTTGACCCTTATATGCGGTTTTTAGTTCTTTAATATGAGGATCTAAAACTTTTGCAAGACGCTTATAGTGTACTGGTTTGATTCCCTCACCACGAAGCCATTCGGTATGATCTACATTCTTTAAACCGTCACGAATTGCAAGATCGTAAAAATGATCAATACGACCTTCAATAACGGCCATGTATTCTATACTTTTCTTTAGAATGCGTTCTTGAACATTAACCTTTTCCTTGTTAGGGTCTTCAACCTTAGCCGGACGAACCAACCCCTGATGAATAATCTGGTCTACATTCTTCTTGATCATATCCAGAGTTTCTGGTCGTAGTTTGGCTCCCAAATTCATGATACGGCAACGGCTACCAATGTACATAAACTCCATAGCATTAATATCGCATGCTGCAGCCGCCTTGATGTCCTTTTTAGAATACTGATTTTTCATCATCCAATCAATAACCCAGGGCTTGCACATGTTATTGTCGCATGAATAACTGTACCAGTTAATAGCCCGTAAAATTTTGGTGTCGTATTCTTCTGGAGTTAGTTTGTCTGCATCTTTCCAGACAGGTTCACTGCCCATGATAAGAGAGTCTACAGAATCTCCCCTACCAATACGACGTGACACCTTTTTCTTTTTCTTTTTCATATAATTCTACTAAAGTTCTTTTTCTTATCTAGTTGTATAACGTGATTAAATCGGTCTAGTAGTTGGTCCGTCTTATGGCTAATGACATAGACGTTTGCACGGGCACCAAAACTAGACAGCAGTTTCATTAGCTCATCCACTCCACCACTGTCCAAACTGGAATCAAATACTTCATCCAGAATAAGCAGATTAGTATTGACACTGTTCTTCAGTTTTGCGATCTCTCGCCATGTCAGAAGCAGTGCCAGATCGATCCTCATCTTCTCACCTTCGCTGAACGACTCGTAACAGAACTCGTCACGATGGCGGCTTTTAATGACTTCGTTAAACTCCTCGTCTAGATGGAAGTTTGCGTAGAAGTCCATACTGTTTAGATATTTGTTCACGTACTTGTTAATTAGTGGAATATAGTATTTTACAATCTTGGCCTTGATTCCACTGTCTTTGAACAAGAACACCAGTTTATCGTATGAACGAAGGGTGTCAAGAACTTTTTGTTTCTTTTCCAAAAATTTTCCTTGTTTGGACAGCAGATCAGAAAGACGGTCTTGTGCTTCTTGAATCTTGGCTTGTGTGTCTGCAGTTTCTACCACAGCCAGCATCTCTTGATCTAAACGTTCATTGAGTTTGATCAGGGACTCCATGGTTTGTTCTTTAGCCGATGCCTTGATAATCAAGTCGTTAAGTTTATTCTGAACAGACGTAATCTTGTTCAGATTATTCTTAGACATATTAATAGCTTCTTTTATGCGGTCCAACGAGCGACGGTGCTCTTCGACCTTCTCAGACTTCTCGGCAATGACTGTCTCTTTGTGTTCTTTACTGATGGTTTGCTTGCAAGTCGGACAACTGTGGTTTTTTTCGAAGAACTGGATATCCGTTTGTACGCTTTCAAGGGTGTTCTCAAGCTTGAACAGAACGATCTGTTGCTTCTTAAGTTCCGCATTGATTTGATCTCCTGGTTCGGTTTCTGTCTCCAGTTCTTTCATTGCTTTTTGGAGACTTTTAATTTCTTTAGAAATGCTTTTAATAGTGTCTGTGTTTTCTTCTAAAGTTCGTTTACGATCTGCTATACGGTCTGAAGTATTTTGCTGGTACGATTCTAGCACCTCTTTGGTTGCACTAATTTTTTCATTTACCAAAACTAGTTCAGAATCTATTGCTTGAAGATTGCCTTTAGCTGTACCTATTTTAGTTTTTAGTATACCGTTCATCTCAGAAAAGATACCAATGTCTAGGATATTTTCAATCACAGTACGACGGTCTGCAGGAGTTAACTGCATAAACGGAATAAACGAAGACGAACCTAGCACAACCACTTGTGAAAATGTTTTATGGTTCATTCCCACAATCTGTTCTTCCAGAATGTTTTGGTAGTCTTTACTTTTAGCGTCTTCGTTTAACAGTTCTCCGTCTTTGTATATTTTAAATACTTTAGGAGCTAATCCACGGACAACTTTATATTCGGTTTTACCTATAGTAAATTCTAATTCTACAACACAGTTCTTTTTATTGATACTGTTTACAAGCTGTGGAATGTTCATGTTACGGAATGGTTTTCCAAACAGAGCAAAACTAATAGAGTCAAGAAACGCAAACGATTTACCGTTTCCATTGGAACCACATACTAATGTGGTTGCGTTCTTTCCTAGTTGGATCTCAGTAAATGTATTACCAAATGATCCAAAGTTTTTAAATCGCACAACTTTAAATGTTATCAATCTAAACTCTCCATATAGATTTCACGAACAATATTTTTTAACTCTTCTGAATTGTCTGCTCCCATACCGTCAATTTCTTTATTGATAATGCTAAGAGTGTCTTCAGATACGTCTATATCTGTTTCTTCTTTAGTTTTATCACTAAGATCTTCAACAATACTTACACTGGCAGGTTCTGCAGCATACAACAAATCTATAAATTGGTCAAATTTTATTTCACTAGTTTTTTCATAAACTATTACCTTTACATAAGTTCCTTTGTATTTTGATGGATCAAAGTCTTGTATAAGGGTACCGTTTTTCCATTCCACATTATAAAACATTTTGTTGTGGTTGGGAATAAACTGTAGTTCTCGTGTTTCCGTATCTAAGATATGAAATCCTTTTACTTCGTGGGTATCGATACTAGTCATCTGATACTGTGTGCCCAGATAGTGCACATTGCCTTTAGAACTCTTTTTATGAAAATGCCCGGACAGTACCAGATCAAATTTTTCTAGAAACTTGTCGTCCATGCCTTCAGCAAATTTTACCCCAGGCATAACTTCATATCCTGACAGTTCTAAATGCCCTGCTAGTATAGTTGCTTTGGTGTTTTGGATCTTTTGCATAAACTGTTGTTTATTTTCTTCGTTGATCCACGGAACCATCAGGATAGTTGCACCATTAAAACAAACTTCTTGTACGTCTTCGTATAGATGAAATGAGTGGTGGCATTCTGCAAGCACTTCTTTGGGCGAGTTTAGCCTGTTTGTATTCTTATAAAACACATCATGGTTTCCTAGAATACAGTGTAGCTCTACACCATTAGCATCAAACCAATCAATGAATCGTTTCTTGGTGTGGTGAAGTGTATTAAAATTAATAAACTTACGACGATCAAACAGATCGCCAAGATGAAGAACTTTGGTAATTCCGTGTTCTTTTAGATACGGAAAAAATTGATCTTCAAAAAATTTAAGAAAATGATTTAAGAAAAGGGGAGAGTCACCCCGTGCCCCAAAATGGGTATCACCAATAATTGCAATTTTCATATTTTTATAATTGTGTGGTTAGTATTGTGGCCGTAGTAATTAGAAAAAATAAGACCGTCTGAATTTAATCCAGTGAATGTTTTAAATTTAAATGTTGTTCTTAAAAAATTTATTTTTTCTAAGATAAGATTTGTTCCTAAACATATTTCTGGTCCTGGTATAAATCCTGATACATCATCTCCTCCACTATATAAATTTTTAAAATTTAAAAGAACATTATACGTATTAGAATATACGTCCATTGATTCACTACTACCAAATGCAAAATTATCTGCAACAAAAGGAGCAGCTGCTTCGTTATATTGAAACCAATTTCTGTTTACTTTTTCTCCAACATCATAACCAGCCCAACCACAAAAAATTAAATTTTTAAACTTATTGACTAAAAATAATTCTTTATCGGGTAAAGCATATTCATAAAGACTGTCAAATCTACTTCTAATAACAATATCAAATTTTCCATTTATATTTTCATATTGTTTTTTTAATTCATTTGCCCTATAAATGCTATAAAACATAGGAACTACATTTTTGCACGATGGGGGCATTGATGCATATTGCTCTGGAGTAAGTATATTCCATGGCATTTTTGTATCATATTTCTCTATTTCAAATGTGGTATAATGATCTTTAAAAAATAAAAATTGATCTTTTGTATCAAATGGAAAGTTTTTAAATTCATTATCAATATCCCAAGTATGTGCAAATATACTAATACTATTATTGTCTTTTTTATTTAATAAATTAAATAAAAAATTATGTGTAAATTTATGGCATTTATTTAAACCAGAAAGACAGATTGCAATTTTCATAATTTCTTTTTAGTGCGCTTTTTGCGTTTTTTTGGTTCGTATTTTTCAATATCACGTTCAGATATTTGAAACAATTCGCTTAATGCTTCTCGGGGAGAGCTTTTTTCAAAATAGTTTTCTCTAAACCATTTGTGTATTGTTCCATCATCCATATTTTCAGTCATCTTTAATTTAACGTATGCTTGTTTCTTTTCTCGTTCTATTCGGCGTAGAAACGCATAATATATTATCTGAGTAAAATATGAAAAAGGATTTTTAGATTTTCTTGGATTAAAATTGTGTGCGTACATCAAACAATTTTCTATACCATCACCAATCATTTCTTCTTTATACGGATAATTTACAAAATTAGATTTAGAAGAAAGACGTTCTGCTATTTTAAGAAAACATGTTCCTATGTAATCAGAAACTGGTGGTGGATCGTCTCCACTGTCTTCAGCTTCGCGTATTGCTTTTTTCCATTTAACCATTTCTGCAAGAAATTCTTTATTGTTAATATAATGATCTTCTTTTAGTATTGGTTTTAAATCGTCCTCACTTTTTATCTTTTTAGATTTTTTAGACTTTCCACTTGACATGATGTAAAATTCCTGCTATAATATATTGTCTGGAATAAAGAAGAATTAAGTTATTTGTAATCTTCTGAGTTAGGATCTGATGGCCAATCAGTCCAGCTGTTTCCAAGATCCTTTTTATCCTTATCATTACCAGTGTACTTGTCGGGGCTCATGCCTTCGCCATTTTCATTAGTAATTTCATTGATCATCTCACCTAATTCTTTTCGGTCGAGTAGGCCAGACTTTAGAAGTTGTACGATTACTTCAGGTGAGAATACAAGGTTCATAAACACCATTTTATCACCTTTTTGAGGTTTTGCAAGATCTTTTAAGTTAGAATCCATTTCATCGTTTTTCATAGAAGAATCAATCATATCCTCGACATGTTTCTTAAAATCGTTGATTAAATCTTCATCTGATGTTCCTTCAGGCATGGGAGGAAATGGGAATGGAAATCCTGAATTCTTTTTGGGTTTTGCTGGTTTGGTTTCGGCTTTATATTTTTCTGCTTCGTATAGTTTAGCAGTATCTGCTGATGCTGGGATAATAGTATTAATAGCTTCTTTTTCTAGTATTGCAACTTTAACATCAGATAGCATTAGCCAATCCTTCAACATAAACACTTCACGCATACCACCAAAAATATCTTGAGTAACCATGGATTTAAAAACCATTGGTCTATGAATTTTAATAGTGTTATCTTTAGTTACACGAACTGTTCCTATTAAATCTTCACCCGATTTCAGTTTTATTATCTTGTAAGTTTTCATTGGACTCCTTTGGTAGTTGCACCGACACTAATTTAAATGGAAACCCTTCATTAGTATATATTTTTAACCGTTCATACAGATGATTCATTCCGTGATTGATTTGTTTTTTATAACGCAGATCATCTGCTATATCAATCAGTTTCATCTGTACTTTAGTTTCACTCTTACGTAATCCTCTACCTATTGATTGTAATATTCGTATAACAGATTTGGAAGGAGAGGCAAAAACAATATTATGGATGTTTCTTATATTTATACCTGTAGAACATGTACCATACGAAGCTATAAGAGTAGCATCACTTCCAGAATCCATAATTTTACGTATCTGTTCTCTTTCATCCACTTCTGTAGCACCGTGAATAAAATAAACAGATTTGTTTGATGATGTCTTTATTTGTTCGTAAAGTGGCTTTCCTTGCAGTTCTACAAAATTAAATAGTACTAAAGTATTTCCAGACAGTTTGTTACACAAATTTTTTATAAATGTATTTCGTCTAGTATTACTTACAACCCAACGAATCTCATCCACATACAACATTTTTTTGGTTGCTTCAATATCTTCTGGACTGTATTGTAGCTGTAAACAATCAATATTAATACTGGATAACAGATCTTGGTCTATAAGTTTTTTGGTGGTAGTAGTATGATAAGTTGGACCAAACAATCCTTCAATTACAAGTTTATGTGTTTGTGTACCATCAAGTGTTCCTGTTGTGCCAATACGATACTTAGTTTTTTTAGCTTTACTCATGATAGACGAAAGCGATTTAGCTTTAAATAAATGGCATTCGTCACCGAACACACCAATAAAATCGTCAAAGTAATCGTACGGCTGATTGTAAATACTCTGCCAAGTAGAAATAATTATTCGTTTAGTAGAGTGTTTATCTTTACCTGCCATAACAGTATGAATATTTCTGTCTGCTTTCCACGAGTCTTGTTTGGAGTATTCACGAAAATCTGCCAACATCTGGGCTACCAGACTGGTAGTTGGAACTATAATTAGTATTTTTCCGGTTGAGTGCTGATCTAATATCCAACGACATAACAGGTAGATCATGAGAGACTTACCCGAGCCTGTAGGAGACACCAGAAGGGCCCTAGAATGCTCTAGGGCGTGTTGTACAGCCTGTACCTGGTAATCGTAGGGGGTTATCTGTTTGCCCCCAGCAGATATCTTTAAACCGTCTATAAATGCTTTAACATTTTCTGGTTTAGGTATATCATAAGGAATTGTGGATAGATTCCATGTGTACCCACGATCTTTAGCAAATTTTACTACTTGATCTGTAAGGCCAGCAAATATAGTCTGTGTATACAAATTAAACAGACGAATTTTACCGTCCCAAAGTTTCTTTTTAAATGC